TCATTTAATTTTTCTGTTAATACATCTATTTGCTTTTGATATAAAATACATTCAGTATTAACATTTGTTCTAATATCAGTTTTTCCATCCGTAGATTTAGCAATACTTTCTACTCTACGTATATCCTCAAGTGATATACTTACGTTTACAGGTTGTATATTAAGGTTGTTTATATTATTTTCATTTATAGTAGATGCATCTATGCCATTTACAATATATTCACCTTCTAATGTTTGAAATGCCTCCTTATATGCCGTTGTTATCTTATAATATAAATAAGCAACTAAAATAAATAATAGTATTATAGATGTCATAAATAGATTATACATATATGTTGATAAATTCATCTACCTATAACTTATAAATATCTATCGCATAATAAATCGTAGTATAGATTATCATAAGAGTTTTTACGATTTGACAAATAGTTATAATTATAGTTAATATTAGATGTTAAATTCATAATTGTATTATATCTTGAACCGATATTTCCCATATGTCTATCTTTTATTATACATTTTTGCTCATTCCCTGGAAGTGAACAAATATTCTGTAAACTAGTATTTAAATCATTATATTCAGTATTAATAGTTCCAGTTTGTTTCCTAAAACTATCAGTAACATTTGATATATTTGTAAGTGTGGTTTCTAAATTATACTGATTTTTATATATAACAGAACATGTATTTAACCAACTACCAAGTATATTGTCACTTAAATCTGGTGTATTAAAACATACGTCTGCTATACATAACGTATTATCATTTGATGATATTCTGTAACCAGACGGGCAGTTGGGTAAACATAGATTCGATGAACCAAAATAATTAGTTATTCTAGTATAATTAGACAGACATACCCCATTTGATGTAGCTTTCTGAGCATAATCAAATCTATCAAAAATATTTTTTTGATCACTTGATGCACAAGTAAAATCAACTCTTACATCACTATTTTGTGTGACTGGTTTCGGAAGATCTGTAAATGATTCATTGTAAATATTATAAAATAAAATTATTAGTAATATTACTAATAATGTTATTATTATATATAATTCCATACCTACTAATTAGTATCATTTTCTTTACTCATTATCTTGAATAAAAATTAGTATTAATTTTGATTCTCTTGAATAAAAATTAGTATTAATTTTGATTCTCTTCATCTAATTCTCGCTTTTCTTCTTCAAGTCTCTTTACAAGTCTCTCTAGACATAAAGGCCAACTGTATTTTAGAATAGTTTCTCTAGCCATTTTACCATGTTCCTCAACTTTAGAACTATTCATTATATATTCTTCAATCGCTAAACAAATATCGTGAGGATCACAAGCGTGTGCCTCTCCTCCTACAGGACAGTATACCATAGGTAGATGATAACGAACCTTGGGCTTAACTAGCATAGAATTATTCGTATTACAAAACTCTTTGAATCCACCTACATCGGGAACTACTTGAGGAACTCCTACCCCCATCTGTTCAAAATTACATAATCCCCATCCTTCACCATCAGCAGTATTAATACCGATATTTGCGGCATTATAAAACATATTAATATCCTCATCGCGAAAAGCCATGTCAACTGATGACACCATTAGACGGTCAGCAAACTGTTCTACTGGAACCTTGCGAAGAACTAGTTCACGTTTATAAAGACCAAAGAGATCCCAACCACCTTTCTCACCTTTATCGCATACACAGAACAAATAAATAGGCTTGGTGGGATACTTACAGATTAGTTCAACGAACGCCATAATTAGAATATCGTAACGCTTACGAGGTTGATTACGATTTAGATTTAGAATCACAAATCTATCATTAGGAAGATTCATCTGTTTGCGTGCTAGTTCACGAGGAATTGGAAAGAACTTATCTTTGTCAAAACCGTGCGTAATAACATCTAATGGACGAGTAATACCTTGCTCCTTCAAACACTTCTTCCAGAATGTAGAGAATGTAAACACAAGATCAGAGTCGCGATTTAGAACATCCAAGTAAGGCTGAAGCTGCGTATTATAGACTTGGTCGCAATAAACCCAAATCTTGAAATTACGAGGAATACCAGATTTACGAATCTCTTCTAAGAATCTAGATACAACTGAAAGGTCGTTATAAATCATAACTACATTAGGATCCTTGCGGCGAATGTAATCAGGGAGTTGCTGATAACCAAAACCTTGTTGCTGTGGCTTCTCATTTCCAGCGGCATCATATACTTCTACATTTGACGGATAAGGACGAAAACCTTCTGGAACCTGTGGCATCTTCTGGAATCCAAAATGTGTCACCTTCATCCAAGGTTTCTTGGATAGTTCTTGAACCATATTGTGGGATACTTTACTGTAACCAGTAAACTGATGAAGATGTGTGGATACTAGTAGAAACTTTAACTTCTTTTTATCTTCTTTATCTTCAGTCTTGGCAATAATAGAACCAAACCCGATTTTAGACAGATCCATACTATTTACCGTATCATTCTCTTTCTTGAGCTGCTGCTCGAGAGTTTTAAAAAAACTAGGCGTTTCTGATGACATTTCTTGTTATAACAATCAGTATTTCTTTATATCTCTAAACTTTTAATAACTTTCTCTTTCATCATAGCTTTCATCGAGCGATATCCTTGTAGAAGAGAAAATCGGTAGAGTTCTAGAGTATTCTTATCATTTAATAACTGTTGTATAAGAACTGGTGCTTGACTCCAACTATTTAGAGTTGTTATAGGAATATACTGTTTTATATAATCGCAATAAGGTTTAGAAGTTTCATCTTCTACTAAAATTGGTATACAACCACATTCAAGTGCCTCATAGAAACGGAATGTTTCAGAATTATTTCCTCCTATACAAGGAATAAATATTGAATCTAGCATGTAAGATAAATATTCCTTTTCTCCTATGTTTTTAGCATCATTCCATGAATTAAATAGAGTTACATTATTTTTCTCAAACTGTTTGAGTGGTTCTAGAATAGCATCTCTAGAATTCCAATTAGTTCCAAAGAATGACCACGTCTTTGTGCGAAACGGTAGTTGTGGTGTTCTTTCTAGAGGATTTTCAATGGGTTTCTCAAAACTTCTGTGATATCCTAGTGGAATAATTGTTACATTTGCTGGAAGATTTGGTCTTACATAGTTTCTCACAACTGCTTTACAACTCTTATAAGTGTAGTAGTCAATAGGTTCGGTTCCAAACTCATCTCCTAAATGAATTACACTAAATTCCTTTCCTAACTCTTCATATTTGTTAAAAAGAGAACTATAATCTTGATTACGAATTATAACAAATATAGGATTCTTAACTTCTGGAATATCATTAGAATCTATAAGATTCATCTCTACATAATCTGGACTACCAAACAATTCTAATAACCATTTATATTCATATAACTCTCTCCATTTCAGATTATACTCTTTTAGTGAAAAGAATCTACTACATTTTTTAATTGGGGTTCTATTATTATTCTGTAAGACTTTCGGTTCCTCCTTAAAATTACGTGCATCCATTAGTGCTTTTACTATATCTATTGGGCCTTCAGAGTTTCCTATTTCTTCACTAGTAAATCGTTCATCATTATTCCATAAATCACTATCAAATCCATCAACTCTATTGAAGTTATTGAAATCACTTGTCGCATATTTGGGGTCTTCATCTTGATAGCATCCTGCTATTAAAGGGTCTAAGAAATATATGTTCATATAATCAACTGGATTACAAATCATGTGGTCTGCGGATGTATAGTATCCATCGCGAGCCATCATAACATCAAGAATTTTCTTTGCACCTTGTTTGGATAGAACATACGAATACGCGCAGAAATGAAAATAACGATTTGACGGATTCTGTCCAAAGAAATTATTTTCTTTTACACGACTGAAAAACTTGTTGATTGGATCTTTAGTTCCTTCAAATCCTTTTCTGTTTGGTGGAAGAATTCCTCCTAGATAAATAACATCAAAATTCTCAGGTAGATGGGGAACGGCTTCTAACCACTGTTTCTGCCATCCACTCTTAAATTTTACATCATCTTCCAAAATCAAGTATGAATTAATCTCTGGCTTCTCATTAGCCAGTTTTAGCCATAGATTCAAGTGACTTAGTGCACATCCCATAATTGCTTTCTTCCACATAAAATCGTGAGGTTTAAAAAGTCTACTAATAGCTTTTGTCATCTGAATCTTTCTTCCTTCATACGCTTCAAACTCTATGATTCTGTTCTTGAATTCTGGAGAATTTGTATAGAGGCGCTCAAGCCTATCTTTGCGACGCTTCAAACTTATTACAAAACAATCATCAATCTTGTCTAAAAACTCTTCATGAATCTTAAAGTTTCCTCTGTGAACATAGATATACTTGTTAGAAATAAAAGTTCTGCGAAGACTTGTATCACAATATAGGTTATGTAGAGGATACTTTGCTAACTCGTGTCTTATAGATAGAATTGATAAAATAGATTGGTCATGTCTATGTCCATAAGGTTTTCCATCTCTAATACCACTCCATTTCTCTCCTACAATCACATCACGTTGCTGAGCATATTCCCATGCTTCATTAAAATAGTCTTTTACTTTTTGAACACCAGTTCTAAAACACATAATACCTCCAACAATCTGATTCTTTTTTAGTTCAGAAGAACTAATATTCATTCTTCTGACACAAGTTTCGTGGCACCACTGCTCATTTAATTGCTGTTCATCTTCCAGAACACATATATCATTTTCTTGTGCTAAACGTAAATAGTCTGATGGCCATCTACACATAAAAGCACCCGCATCCATATAGAAAACCATTTTATTCGAGAGATTATTAGCCAAGTCTTGATATATATAAATCTTCCACGCAAAATGTTGAGCTTCATACAAGTCAGTAAAATCTGATGGAACTGTATCTGGTAATGAAGCAAGTTCAATAAATGGAAATGCTTCTAATAGTTTTCTCTTAGATTCTTCAGAAACGTCATGTCCTAAATATATACGTGCTTTTAAATCTGAAATACTTCTAGTCTGTGTTCCTATACTCATCAACCAGTGATTTAGGGATGGCAAGTACTGACGTGTAGCGTAACTCACCATTAGTGGTGTTTCTATCTCTAGACTACTATTGAGAGGTTTTACAGATTCTTTTGTTTGAATGAAACGTGGAACTTCAACCGATTTTGTTGTTAGTAGTTTAAGAATTCTTGATGCGCATTCTGCCATCGTTCGTTTAGCCCAATCAACATGATATTCATCTAGAGCAGGTCTATTAAACATATCTCTATACTTTTCTTCATTAGTATCAATATCTTTTACAAGTTCTACTAAATCTTCCTTAGAACGAATTTTGCGGGCATCAATAAAACTCTTGGGGTCAAAATCACGTTCCACTTTAGGGTCTCCCCAGTAAATAGGAATACATCCAGCAGCCTTTGCGTGAATTAGTTTCTCGGTTACATAGCCTTGAGAACTAGAATTTTCAAAGGCAAAACAGAATTTATAATTCTTTAAGAATGCATGTTTCTTCAACTCTCCACCACCACCACCTCCACCAGCAAAAAGATTTGGTCCAACAGTATTAAAAAGTCTGCCGGCAGAATCTACTGGTTTATATTCGTTTAACCAGAAAAATGCGTTATTACGCAAATCGTTTGTGGGATTACTTACTATAAAAGCACAGAACTTATCTTTCTTTTCTTCAGGAAAGACTTTTGTAAAACGTTCAAGAGGTATCGGTTTAGGATTACATATTTTCTCAACATCACAGCCAAACCAGTCAATTTCAAGTAACCATAAAGGAAAACGTAGATAGTTTTCTGAAACCATATCAGAATGTTGGAAACAGAGATTTAGTTTTACAGATTCTTCAGCTACAGGCATAGTATTTTCTCCAGTATAATGAATCTTAGGAACATTAGGATAGTTCTTCCATTGTTCGCCAAAAGGAGCGAATATTATAGCGTTAGGTTTGGTGCCTGATGGTATTGTGCTCTGACTTACGTATTCTATATCTAATCCGTGATTTGTAGAATCAAGTAGTAATGTAAAAAAGTTATAGGAAGGATTAAAATCTGGCCAGAAATCTGTAAACATTAAATAATATTTTTCTTTCTTAACTTCTTTAGCGTGTGGTTTAGGCATTTTAAATAGATTATCTATAGCCTGAGAAAACTCTTCTACAATCTTTGGATTTAGACAAGAATGGTTTTCTAATACCCACTTTCTAAAATTCTGAATATTTTCTAAATCAAACCATCCTTTCCCAGATTTAAAATCTTCATCAATACGTTTCAAACATTCATAACCTTCACTAATCTTATTATTAGGATAATAATACCTCTCAAAACAAGATACATGTTTTAGATGTTCTGAGTTGTGAATAAATGGAATACCCATCCACGCCATATCGAAAAGCATAGGTTTGAACGGAATAAAACGAACATGGCTAATAACTACTGATTTAGGCACAATACTTAAATCGCAGATACGCTGACGACCAACGAATTCTCCACTTAAATCACTTGTTTCACAGTGCTTAAGAACATTATCTTTAAAGAACTGTGATTTATATACTTGTTCAGAATTATGAACTTTATATTTTACACAATTAAATTGGTGTTCCTTTGCTTGTTTTAAAATTAATAGTGGAATTGTGCACGAAGATGTTGAAGTTACATTTGTTTCAAATATGTGTGTTGACCAAGGAACATCCACTTTATTATGTTCTTTAAAGGCACTTTGAAACTGAATCCATAGAGGTAGATTGATTTCATTCTTGTGTTGTTCAATAATAGAAGGAGTCCAAATATAAGGAACTATAACTACTGGCTTTCGTGTCAGAAGTTTTAGAATTTGTAATTCATCATTATCGCAGAATTCTTTAAAACACCATATCTGAGAAACACCATCATAATTTGGTTTTACGTTTACAATTGGATATAGAGAATGTTCAATCAGAGGAATAAGAACATTTGAACGATACATATATACAAAATTTTTACCGTATTTTTTTCTCATAGTTTCATTCTCAAAAAAAGGAACTACCTCAATAATTAAATCAAAAGGTTCCGCAAATGCTTCTGTATCCTTCGTAATATTCAAAACTGTAGTCTGTTCCTTAAGAAGTTTCACATCAATATACCAATCTACCGAACTATTGATATTAAGTAGAGTTACATCATACTTTAGCATCTTCATCATTTCAATAAGTGCGATTGTTGTATTCGCATTCCCACCACTAAACATAGAATGCTGACATGAAGATAGAATACCAACTCTCATAATTATCTTTAATATTTATGAAAGATAGTTTTAGACCCAGTAACT